CCCCTTTCATGTTCTGTCAGGTGACTCAGTACCTGTTCATACACAGGATTCGACAATTCGGTCACCACTACATAATGGTTCAAGCGTCTTCCACCCTCGGGGGCTGCGCGAACCATCGTGCACGTTTTGCTTTGCCCTGTGCGCATTCACCTCGGGCTCGTTCTGCGACAAACTGGCCCTCACTGAGAACACGGTCAACCACGTTGGAAACAGAGAAACGTGGCTGTGGACATGCCCACTCACCGTTCGACACAAAGTCTAGCGCGTGACACACGGTGTCGGCATCACAGTACGCGGCCAAATCAAGACAGACGGGCTGCGCCTTGGTGCGAAACCCTGCCTCTATCCGCAGTTGCTCGGCCACTGGCACACCGAACAAGAGCTCGCAGGTCAGACGCGCCTCCAGCGGTACAACGGCAGGCTGGCGGGCGAATCCAAATTGAAATGCCTGATCTAACATCTCACGTGCGCGACCGTCGAGGACACCTCGAACGGAACGGACGTCATAACCAGACGTAGCCGTAAGGAGATAGGAACAGGCCTCTGCGATGATTGGACACGATGGAAAGATGCTCATGTAAGACATGGCCTTAACACGCAACAAGGCGCGTTTCTTCTTCTCGCTAAAGTCCTTATAGCGGGATGAGAGGACAAACATCTTTCGCAAAGCCTCGATGGGGTCTTTGATAACGACGCGACTCTGTCGTGCGCAGTAAATGCTGCAAAACCCAGCTGTCGAGTAATCGTGGGATGAGACAGGCTTCAGTCTCAACCCTAGTCGCTGTGGGAGCTCCGGGCGGATATGGTACTCCGCAGTCAAGCCATCGTCCCCTTCGACGAGGCACCGGAACTCCTCGACTGCCCAACGGGCCCGATCATGTGGCGGTATATTCTGACTCTTTGCCGACATGTAGGCCATGAGGCACAAATTAAGGACGCCATTGGCTGACGACGTCCACATTGCGCCACTCATGAGTCGTTGCTTGACCTCGACCCGGGTGTGACGAAAAGTGATTTCGTTCACCCCGAGCATCATGAGTGCAATCATATCACGGAGAGCCTTGACTTTGGTCAGGCCCCGGCTCATGTGCATAGCCCAGAAATACGCAACACGCGCCAAGCCATCGTGATGATGTGCTTCAAAAGACGAGAAATCCGTCGTCACAACTGGATCGCCTGAGAATATGTCCTCGAGTTTGGAAGGCCAATCTCGTGGATTCGTTCCCTTGACAAACCACTTTGTAGCAAAAGTTTTCTTGTCCATCGCATGCAACAGCGCCCCCAAAAGGGTCTTTGACTCATCGGAGTAACTGTTGATGGCCCTGGCATTCTTTGGTGAAGCATAGAACTCATCTTTGATGAAGCTCATAACTCGCAAGTACGTCTCACGAAAGTCAGTAATGGACGCACGGAGCTCTTGAAGAGACTTCTTTCTGGAACCAGGGTACGAGGTCTCAGACAGCCACTTACTGAAACCAGGCACTTCGTCGTCACATAACGGCGTAAATGCCATTGGGATGAACTGCCGATAAAACCGAGTGAACTCGTTCATCTCATCTCCGTCATAACGTGGCATCTTGCAAGCGTACCGATGTACTGTGGCGGTAATCTCGCTCGCAGGATGATTTCGATGTGGTGCGAATGGCACAAGCAGTGGCCTCTGGATGCCCGGCTGTACCACATGGAGACCGCAGTAAACGCCCGCTACAAACTCATCTTTCCACACGGAGCCCTTCCTCAACGTAATGGAGAGAGAGTCTGCGGGGTCGTTCACCGCGGTCCCATAGTGCCAGGGGAGGTAGCCATACAACCTCCAGCCCCCGGCGGCTGGAGAGGCTGTTCCCCCCCCAACACGAGCATCCGACTGGCCGTCTGACAGCAATGGGCCACCACAAGTGGCCTGCTGTCGAGCTCGATCCTGTCTTGGACGCTCGTAGCTGTAACTCGGTCTTGGTGTCGCCTCAACAACCACGCATTCACCGTCGTCTTCAGCGCTGCACCAGTGAAATCAATGATCTCAGGTGCGCACATCAACGTGGAGTGCAGGTCGGCGCGGGACGGAGGCAGTCGCAGTACCTCGCCCGTAACCAACCGACGCACTTCAGTCGTGACAGTGTGGTAAGAAGGCACGGCCAGACACTTGTCGGAAAAAATGGCCGGACGCTGATCGTCCAAAACCACTTCACCCGTAGGCACGCACGTCACCACCCACATGCGGGCATCATGCCTCCACATTTGGGTACTGACCTTCGCGCACTGTACAAGTTTCTTGGCCCCAACAGCGAGAGTTCCTAGTCCGCCCAACGCCTGGGCGAACTTTTCTCGCATTGTGGCCGCACGTGTGCGAATGCTGTCAAACGTCACCATTGCACCCTCAACCACGGCGTCAACTGGAGCCTGCAACATCGCTGTAGCATACTCCACGACGTCGTAAGCTGGGTTGAGCCCCTGACGGCAGGCCTCAAGGTGAACACGGATGACGACTGGCAGCAGGTGCTCAGGCCAGACTGAAAAACAGTCCTCGCCACGACTCACCCACGCAAACACGCGTTTCTCTGGCACAACCAAGGTCCTGGTCATCGGAGGCAAAGGACGACTTGGCACGAGGGCGGGTTTCTCTTCCACGACAACCTCGGGCCGAGCGCTAGCCTCCACGACCTGAGCACACAGCTCTTGGACGACAGCGTTGTTCGCACGCAACTTCTTGCGCCGCTGACGCCTTGACTCGGATTTCGACGAATTCGGCTCCGACATGTCGTCCTCATTCGTGTACTCTCCGCACGACCCATTCAACGCCTCCATCGCCAGTGCGGAGGAGTTGGCTGGTCGGTGGTGATAACCAGCCGGGTCGTCATACGAGGATTCGGAGCTCGTGTCGCGGCGGTCCGCATCGAACCTTCCGCGCCGTCTCTCGCGGTCTCGCACCCACCGCACACGCTTCGCCGCCCTGGTGCGTCGAACACGACGCTTCATGGGCCCCGGCGTGACCTGCGCGAGCATCCTTGCCGCCTTGAGGAGCAGCGGCCGGCCGCCGAGACGTTGGGCTGCATTCCACAGTGTGGCCATCTTGCGCTTGACATAGTACACCACACCCTGGGATTGCAATCTCCCAGCGACCGCGGCCGCCTCCGCATCGTAGTCGTTGAACCAACCCCCCTCGTTCACGTCTACGCTCTCATCCTCCTCCCTGAAGCGGACACTTTCCGCCATCACCATGACTTCCGCCCAGGCTGACGGCCCTTCGACATCCTTAACCAGGCCCTCAATGTGATCGAGCCACCTCTTGCTCCACTTCACATAGTGCCTCTGGCGCTCGGACATGTCGTAGTCGGCCCCGCGGACGCATGTCAACGTTCCCCCCGGCTGGGGAACAAACCCCCACTCCTTCAGCCAACGGTCACGATCTTGCTTGTCGCGTATCTGCCCAATATCCTTGGCAGCACGCACAAGAATCTGACCATCCACTGTGGCCTGAAGGTAACTGTTCACGAGACCCTTAGCCGCAATCTTTTGGACCGGCGACAGATCAGCGAACTTCAACGCCTTTGGTAGCGTATTGTGGGACTTGTTGTCTTCATGGCGTTCTGGCCCCCGGCGCTCCGCTGCTAGCGCCAGGAGATGCTTCTCACGCTCCGTGGGATTCTTCTTGATCTCAATCTTGGAGAGATCAACCTTGTACTTCGACTTTCCTCCACGGCGGTCCTTCTTAGTTTCCGTGTTGTATACCGGATGTTCGTAAAGACGCCCATATCTCATCAGGGACTTTAGATTGCTAATTCACCAACGCACTGCGTTGAGCATTGCGGCGCTACTCACAATGGAAAACACCTGAAC